AATGGTACGCTGGGTTGTTCAAAGCTAGTGATACAAATATTTTAGATCCAGATGAATTAGATGCTGCAAAGCAAATGATGTCTGAGGATTTGTATGAACAAGAATTTGAGTGCAGTTTTCAAGCTGCTATAACTGGTTCATATTATGGTGCTTTAATCGAACAGATAGAGGCACAGGGACGTATTACAGACAATCTGTATGATGAGAACCTTGATACTGAAACATGGTGGGATTTAGGCCTCAATGACAGTACAGCAATTTGGTTTGTCCAAAGGTATAAAGGAGAAATCAGATTAATAGATTATTATGAAAATGCTGGTGAGGGTTTGGATCACTATGTAGATGTCATTAATAGAAAAGAATATGAGTATTCAAGGCATATAGCTCCCCATGATATTAAGGTCAGGGAGATAGGTAATTTTGGTAAATCAAGATTAGAAAGTGCTTTAGAATTAGGAATTGCTTTTGAGGTAGCACCAAAACTATCTATAGAAGATGGAATTGAAGCTGTCAGAAAAGCTATACCTAATTGTTGGTTTGACAAAAACAATTGTCAAAAAGGGTTAGAAAATTTAAAGGCCTACCAAAAAAGATGGGACGACAAAAACCAATGTTTTAGAAATAAACCCATGCACAACTACGCTTCCCATTGTGCTGATGCTTTTAGAACTGGCATAATAGGTGAGGGTGTAGAAGTTAGCGACTGGGGTGAGGAAATACCAGTTGAAACAAATTATATAGTTTAATATGGAAGAAAAAATAACAGAATTTGAATTAAGAAATATTATTGGTCAAGAGATAAATAATGCTATGGGTTATATGGGTGGCAACCTATCTTCCCAAAGAAAAAAATCTTTAGAATACTACATGGGAGAACCATTAGGTACGGAGATTGATGGCAGAAGTCAGGTCGTATCTACTGATGTAGCAGACACTATTGAAACCATCTTGCCAAACCTTTTAAAAATTTTTACAGCATCAGATCAAGTAATTAAATGTGAGCCTGTAAAATCTGAAGATGTAGCACAAGCTGAACAAGTTACTAATTATGTTAATTACATTTTTAACAAAGACAATCCAGGTTTTTCTATTTTATATACTTGGTTTAAAGATGCGTTGATTGAAAAGAATGGAATTGTAAAAGTTTATTGGGACGACAGCAAAAAGGTTGAGCAAGAAACTTACGAAAATTTAAATGACCAAGAATACGCATTATTAATAAATAATGATGATGTTGAAATTGTTGAAGAAGAATCTTTTGAAGATGAAACTGCAAAATTACAATTACAACAATTAAAACAATTAGCTGAACAGCAAGGTCAAGAATTACCAGAGCCACCTATTCCAATGATCCATAATGTGATTATTAAAAGAACTAGCAGCTATGGTAAAGTTAAAATAGAAAATATACCACCTGAAGAATTTTTAATTCAAAGGTCTGCAAAGAGTATTGAAGATGCAAGTTTTGTTGCACACAGAGTTTTAAAAACTAGATCCGATTTAATTCAAATGGGTTTTGATAGAGAGATTATAGATGATCTTCCAACTCAAAATAATATAACTTTCAATGATGAAAAATTAGCAAGGTTAGCTGATATTGATGAAAGTCCATTAAATGATGCTCCAGATGAGAGTACACAAGAAATAGAAGTTTATGAGTGCTATGTTAAAATTGACATGGACGGAGATGGTGTTGCAGAGCTTAGAAAAGTAACTGTTGCAGGAAGTGAAGCAAGTACAATTTTAGAAAATATGCCTTGCGATTTTATTCCTTTCTGTTCTTTAACTCCAGTTCCAATGCCACATAGATTTTATGGCAGATCAGTTTCTGA